AGCATAGCATTCATAATGCTGGGGTCCGGGGTTCAAGTCCCTGCGTAGCCACCAAACAAAACAAGGGTTTACCGAAAGGTAAGCCCTTTTTTGTGCGCGCTAGTGACTACAAAGTGACTACGGCGTGCCCACACATTTCGAAGCGGCAGGATGCCAATGAAAACGATCGCTATATTCACCTTCTGGGTAAGCCTATCGTTTGGAGCTATTGGATGGCTTGCGCTCGCAGGGTTCTCGGCTGATTGTTACTTCTCCCCTCCTGAGACGCAAAACGGCGTCACTTACTGCTATGCAGTAGCGCTCACTCTAAGCAGATATCCGCTGTTTATTGCTGCTGCGCTAGCTGCAGTCTCATACCTTTGGCTTCCCTGGAAAAAGCGACGCTTAGTCATTGTGGTAGTTCTCGTTCCAGGATTGTTTTTACTCACTCGCTTCTGATTAGCTCAATTCCCCAAACGCTTAAGCAGCATCCCAAGGATTGAGAAAGGTACGCCCAAGTAGTCAAAGTGCAGCACTTTTTTTTTGCGCCGGTGAGTAATAAGTCACTGCCGCGCACCCACAACTGGAATGGAAGCCAAATGAGATATCTGAAAGTAATCTTGCTCGCTGTCGTTTTATTTGCGGCAGGTCTCACGGCCCACGACAGGCTACCCCAGCAGTACAAACACATCATTTCTAACTGGTATAACCGGATTGGGACGCCTCACTACGTCGAAGCGCCAGATCTCTATTCAGAACGAGACCAAGCATCGGTTATCAGCGACATGGAGACACGCGGCCACAAGCTGAAGTGTTATGGCAACCTGGGCGATCGCGAGCGCGTTGATAAGAATGACGACTACGTATGCTTCGCTCATATCAGTACCGCCTACAACATGCCGGCTCGGTTGGTAACTTTCTTCTTTTCGAAAAGAAAGCTAAACCACGTACGCATCGAGTTTGCGAGCAGAAGCTTTGATGACTTACAGGTCTACCTATCTAAAAGCCTTGAAGCCTATCCACGTATGGATAAGAGCAAATGGGCAAGATTCGAAAAGGGACTGATGGTCTGGAGAGTAAAAGAGGGTGTACTGATGGCTTCGGCAGAGAAAGACCACAGAAGAAACCCCATTATTCTGTGGAGCAGCCGCACCAGCTTCCAAAACAAAAATCCCGGAAGGGAATGCCCTACTCCACCGCCAAATACGCCACTGTTCAAGTCAATAGTTGAAAGTGAGGACTATAAAATCTGGTGCTCGCTCTGAGCCAAAGGTGATAGCCGTAGTGCAGACTCCAAGTGATCAGGAGACAAATGTGCATAGCGCATGGTCATGGTGATGGAGGAATGGCCGAGGATTCGCTGCAAGCTGAGGATGTCGCCACCGGCCATCATGTAATGGCTTGCGAAGGTGTGCCGGAGGATGTGGGTTAGCTGCCCGGGTGTGTCGAAACCACAACGCTCATAGGCACCACGGAAAGCCGCCCTGCAGGACATAAAAAGTCGTCCGGTTCCGGGCATGGCAACCTTTAATGCGGCCTCTTCCACTTCCTTAGGGATCGGCACCGAGCGGGACTGTCGATTCTTCGTGCGATGGAAATGCGCTTTACCACCGAAGATGGCAGCACGGCCTAGGCTTTCGGCTTCATCCCAACGCGCACCAGTGGCCAAGCAGATCAGGGCAACCGGGTATGTGTGGTTGTTGCTGGATTTACGGCACTCTTCAAGCAACTGATTGATCTGCTCCAGGGTGAGAAACGTCAGCTCGGTTTGGTCGGTCTTGATCTGCCGGATCTTGGCCAGCGGGTTTACGCCAGTCCAGGCACCCAAGCGGATCAGCTCAGAGAACACCGCAGACAGGTAGCGTTGTTCGTGATTGACCGTGTGCGGTGACGCTTCTTTCAGGCGAGCTTGGCGGTAGCGAGCCCATCCGAGCGAATCAAATTCAGAGGCCTTCGGATTACCAAGACGCTCAGCGATGGCTTTCGTTCTAGAAAGCCTGGCTTTCTCATCCTTGAGCGAGCAGCCGTGCAGTTCATACCAAACATCCACCAGATCAGAAAGGCGATCATCCAGTGGCCGGCCGGTCTGGTTGTACGTGGAGAAGTAGTCCGACTCATAGCGCTGGGCTGCAGCCTTGGTCAAAAAGCCTTTCTTGCGAACACGGCGACCAGCACGGCCATTTTCGTAAAAATCAGCCGTCCACGTTTTGCCATCCTTGCGTACCGTCATACCGCCCTACCCCACCTAACGTTTCGCTCTTCAAGCAGCTTCTTGATGTGCTGGTAAATGTCGTATTCGCTCATGTCCTTGGAGGCGTAGTGATCGCGAATGACCGGCCAACATTCCCAGGTTTGCAGCCGGTCAAACGCCTTTTTTGCCCCCACCCGCTCCCTTGCCAGCAGGCTGACAAAGTTGCCTAGGAAGAGCTCCACGTTCTTGCCGGAGAAGCCGCGCGAGGTCTTGTAGTAGCGCTTGTACTCAGTGTCATCGAGCAGGGAATCGACTGGCAGGTCGACCCGTACGTCTTCGCGGATAAGCGTCCAGATCGGGGCGAAGTAACCTGGGCGGCATAGCAACTTGAACTGGCGCAGACCATAGCGCCAAAGGCCATCCAAATGACCGGAAAAGGCTTCAAATGAACGTGTGTCGATTGGCTGGCCCGTGCGGACGTCCAGAGAGCCGCTAGCGAATTGCTGGATGATGGAGTGGTGATAGCGGAGCTCTACACGCCAGACCGGTTGCTCTGGGTCGTAGTTGTCTGGGTCTTGATCGTCGAAGCTGTCACGACGACGCCAGACGCTTTCCCAATAGTCGAGTTTGTCGGTGGCCTTGGCCTGTTCGGTCTTGTTGTAGATGCAGAGCTGTACGCCACTGGCAGAGCCAAACATGGACGTTTCGCCACGCCCGTAGGTGCTGGACTTGGTGGCCCAGTTGATTTCATTGATGCCGGTAATGTCGCGATGAGTCGTCGCCCGGCAATGCATCTGGGCTACCAGATCGGCGGGAGGTGTCCAGCCCTGGAGGTCTAACGCGAGGTGGACGGCGCACTGGTTGATTTCAACATGGGTCATGACCTCAGACGCATAGAAATCTAACCGAGCCTGCAGGCGCTCAGGCGACAAGCTGTCGATTGCATGGGGCGACACTTCGATTTTCAGGTGGGGGCCGATGCTGTCTAGCTTGGCGTTGAAGTTCTTCACCAACAGGATGATGCCCAGGTCAGCATTCTGCAGTTTGTATTGGTAGCCGGAGTCACGACCTACTCGACCCGAGTGCCAACGCTGACCAGCGAAGTCAACCAAGGTGCCTGGGTTGTCGAATAGCGCCATGATTTCAGGGCGGATCATGCCCCGGTACAACTGGCGCACGGTATCGACACCACAGCGAAGCAGGCGAACGCCTGACAGATCGATGAAACCCATCTTGCCCGGATCAACGAACAACCGGCTTGCCGGGTTTTCCAATCCGGTCTCAATGTCGAGCCTTGCGAAGTCTTTTGGTTTATTCATTTTTCATCCAATACTCTGGTTTAGTCAGGTTGTGCACTGGTATCTATCTGACGTGTTACAGGGACGTCAGCGCGAGCCGCGCGCCGGGATCGCTCTGGACCTAGCCGCTCCCCGGCGCGCGGCCGCGCTAGTTGGAAAAAGGCTTTTCATCACGCGACGTGTCCTCGATGACGGTCACCCGCACTGCGTTCTTTTCGAAGCGCTGCTGGGCGGTGAGCTGTTCGGGTTGTTGTGGTTGGGTGGCCGCCTGGGCTTCCTGTTGCGCAGGTGCGCTGCCTTTGCACATGGACACACCACTCCACGCATCACGGCGCAGTTCGACGTAGCACGGGGTTATCACGGTGATGCGGTAGCCGAGGGCACGTAGGTCATTGCCGGTCTGGCCGAAGTGGGAGCCGTCTTCACTCAGAACGTGGAACAACACAACCTCCCTGCCCCGTTCGTTCTGGTAGCCGGTCATGGCGGCTTTGACGACGAGGGTTTGCTTCCAGAATGGGTGCGATCCGGGCGGGTCGGTGGCTACATAAGCTGGCTGATCAGTTTGGCGATCAGCCAGATCATCAGAAGCCACACCAGCAGGCGCAGCAGGAGTTTGCCCAGGAGCTTGAGCGGGGGTAGCAGCAGGCTTTTCAGGCTGGTGGTGAGTGAGCCCGTCAGTGAACAGAGATGCGGAGTCGCCAGCGAAAATAGAGTAGATAAGAGCGGCAATAAAACCCAAGAGGCCCAGAACCTTAGGCGACAGTAGTAGGTTCTTACCTGCTGCTGTATCGCGGACGGTGCCGGTGGATGTTGAGTCGTAGAGCTTGAAGGTGGTGGCGCTGATTTTCTTGAGTTCGACGATGGAAGATCCATCGCTATGGGGGCGGTTTTCCTGTGCATCGTGCATGGCCTCTTTGTAGCGACCTTTCACCCCGATTAAGGCGAGGTTGGCGTGCAGGTAGGCCTTCTCGCAGGTCAGGCGGATATCGTCGCGGATGTAGCGGATGTTGGGGGTGGTTAGAACAACGTCCCAGTTCCAGTGACGGTGGCGGGTCCAGCCGTCGAGCCAGCCGGTAGGCCTATCCGCCTCTTTGGCTTTTTCGATGCCACCGGGGAAGTCGAATTGCTCAAGGTCTTTGTCACGCCAGGATTTGGGGAAAAGGATCTGGGTTTCATCGAAGATCAGAAACGCGCCCTTGGGTGCCCACATAAACCAGCGGCGCAGCTTTTCGAGATCCTCGGTGGACTCCATTGAGAGGTTGATGACCTCGGTGCTCTTCGGGCAGTCGGGGAAAACTTCATAGACCCGATCCAGGGTGAACCCCCGGATGTTGGTGATGATGGTGCGCCCCTCTTTGATCGCGGGAATCGCATCGTCCTGCAGGGCGCCGGAGGTCTTGTAGCTGCCATTGGGGCCGTGATGGATCTTGATCGACATATCAGCGGCCTATGAATGGAACGAACTTCATCGCCATCTTGGTGGGGATGGCGGAGAAGATGATGGTCAGGGCCTCGGGGATGCGGAAGAACGCCAGGGTGTTGCGCATGTCTTCGGGGATGGTCGAGTAGGCGGATTGGATCTGCTGGGTGATGCCCAGGCCCTGGACAATGTCCTGCACCACTTCATAAGCAATCTCGGCGGCGAAGATCATGCTGCTGAAGTAGGCGTAGATCATGGCCTTGGTCATCACGACCATGACCTCTTTGGTGAAGTCGTAGAGGCCTTGGTAGATCCAGTTCCACATGTCCTGGATAAAGCCGTTCATGCCGGTGAAAAAATCGGTGATGAAGGAGAAGTCCATGGCAGATCCTCAGTCTTTGATGAAGATGATGTAGGCGGCAAACAGGGTGGCGAGGAAGAGGATCACCACGCCGATGCCAGACAGTTCATCGGCGAACTGGCTTAGGCACAGTTCGTAGGTCTTGCCCATGACGACGAAGGACTCGCAGTAGAGCTGACCACCTGAGCCGGACAGGTTGGGGCTGACGATGCCCTGGAACAGGTCGCCAAACTGGTTGGTGACGGTGGCAAATTCGAGCTTGGCGTCTTCGATTTTTTCGTCCCATTCATCGGCATCAAGTGAGCCGCGTTCGCCTGGGCTTTCCAGGCCATTGCCTGCGCCCTCGGTGGTCTCGGTCAGGGCGTCTTTGATCGCTTCGAGCTTGTCGCCGAGCCCTTCCTGCAGGTCACTGATCGCTTTGTTGGTCACGCCTTTGTCAGAACCTTGCGCACCACCGCCAACTACGACTTGGCCTTGTTTCTGTTCGTCGTTGTTGGTGTTGCCATCGGCATTGCCACCGTTCTTCGGGTGGTCGGGGCTGTCGTAGGAGATCTTCTTGCCGGTCTTTTGATCGATGCATTCATAGCTGCCGTCGGCGTAGCTGCATTTACGTGCACTGTTGGGAAAGCAGATGTGTTGACCGTTGACCTCGCCGCAGCTGTCACCCTCACCAAAGCAAAAGGGGTTGCCACCACGGGTGCCGCAGTTGGGTTGCTTGGGATCGATGCAGGTTTCATACGCACCGGTTTTGAAGCACGCCGGGTCGGTGTCATCTTCATCAGGAATCTCGGCGCTGTTGTCGGCGGGAAC